TTAAAAAGAATAGAAGATTATAAATAGTATATGAAAAAAAATCTAATAATTTTTTAAGTTTAATTTATTTATCTTTAATAAAATTTGTAATCTAAATAAACACATACAAACTTAAAAAAAAGGAATTATAAATCCTTTTCTTGAAAAAAAATAAAAATGTATCCTTATATAGTTATATTTTTAAGTTTTTATATTATTTATAAATAATTTTAATATTAAGTTATTTTTTTGTATAAATTAATTTAATAATTTTTATATATAAACGGCTGTTGTACTTTATAATAAACAATAAAGTATAACTACTAAAGGTAAATATTATATAAAAAAAATTATAATTCTAAATTTAAATCTCATTATAAAACCATTTATAATGAGTTTTTTTTGGAGTAAGAAAATTACAAAATTATCAATCATTTGTAATAAAAACAATTTTATTTATTCTGTTGAAGTATTTGATTTAAAAACTAAAAATGATAATTATAATGATGCCGTTCATCATTTAAAAATGATTTATCAATCATTTAAAAAAGTTAATATAAACAATAAATCAAAATATTTAAATTTATTAGGGGATAAATCCTATAAAACTAAAGAAATTTTAATTAAATAATAAAAATATAAAAATATTGACACTACATAAATCAAATAGTTTAATAAAAAATTCTAATTATAAAAATAAAAAACTGTAAAAGAGAATAAAAGTATAAAATGTGATAAATAAAATAAAAAGAAATGAAAGAGTAAAAACAAGAAAAGAACGTAATATAATCACTTATATGATTTTGGTTTATATAAGTTGTTTAGTAAATAGTTTAAGATGTTAATTGATAACAATTAATATTTTTCAAAATTACCAATGTAAATATAAAAAAATAAAAATAAATTAATGTAATTACAGTTTGATAAAAAATAATTATTAAATTTAATTTTTTTTTAATATTAAAAAGTACATAAATCCAACAATAAAAAAATAGGTATTTATGTCTAATATTCTACTATTTATTATTTTTTTAATATTTAAGTAGTCATTTAATGTTTATTAGTTTGGATAAGATGTTTTTTATTATCCCATCCTATTAATGCTTTTTCAGCAACATCAAGAACATGATCAATAAATAAACATTTATGATTGTCAACAAAAATTTCCGGTAATTCTTTTTTAACTTTTTCTAGATCTTCTTTATTTTCTTGTGGAAGGAATACAGTTTTAACACCTGCTTTAAATGCTCCTTGAACTTTATATTTAACACCACCAATTTTTGTAACATTACCATACAAATCTATTTCACCAGTTAAAGCAATCTCACGATTAATTTTTAAATCTAACATTACAGATAAAAATGCCAAAGTAAAAGCAACACCTGCACTAGGTCCATCTTTTGGTGTTGCTGCTTCAGGAGTGTGAATATGTAAACCATTAGGATAATTTTTAAAAAATACTTCTTTACCATCTAATGTCAATAAATTTATAGCAGTAGTAAAAGAATAAACAATTGATTCTTTCATAATTTTTTTTTGATTACCTGTTAATTTTAGAACAAATTTTTTAATTTTAGGTCCTGCATGATATCCAGTTAATTGAATTGGTACAATTCCACCAGAACATAGTGAAGTAGCATATAAACCGTTAACAACACCAACAATATCTTTTGAATGAATAGTTTTATAATCAACTTTAATCTCACCCAAATATTCTTGTATTGATTCTTTTGATATAATTAATGGATTTTCTAAACTGTATTCTTTATCATTTTCAAATACACCTCTTTGATATATTCTATCGATATTTAATTTAAGTAAAATATTTTCAATTGCTCTCTTAAGTGCCCTTACACCTGGTTCAAATGTATATTGTTCAATTAAATAAGACATTATATCTTGTTCAAATTTAATACTTCCATATTCAAAACCTACATCCCCACATAATTGTTTTAATAAGTAATCATTTGATATAGTTATTTTTTCTTTAATACTATAAGATTCAACATTAATAATTTCCATTCTATCTAATAAAATTCCATCTATTTTACTAATATCATTAAATGAAAAGATAAATATAACTTTATTAAGAGGAAATGTTATTTCTTGAAAAAATCTATCTTGAAATGAACCATTTGTCATTGGATCTGTAAGATGTATTAAAATACTCATCAACTCATTGACTTGTCCATTTTTACTAGCACATTTATCTAATTCATCAAAATACATTATACAACGAGCAGAACCGGCATCAACCATTTTTTTAACAATCAGTCCAGGTTGAGAACCAGAATATGTATATCCATGGCCATGTAATAATTCACCATCATTTTGTCCACCTAATGTAATTTGAACAAATGGAATGTCTAAACATTCTGCCAAACATTGGGCAAATTTAGTTTTTCCAACACCAGGTGGACCTGCTAAAGCAACAGGTGATATATGCGTTCCTTGAACTGATATTAATTTTGCTAATGTTTGTAAAATTTTATTTTTAGCTGCACTATGACCATATATTTGAGTATTCAATTTATTTTCAACACTTTCTAAAAATAATTTAGATTTAGCCTTATCAGTTGACACATTTTTAAATACATTATCATCTAATTCAGATAACCATGGGAATTGTATAAGTATATTTACATACATTTTAATTTTATATGTTTCATTATTAGCATTTTTTAATTCATCTAATTTTTCTAAACATATTTTTTTTATATGATCTGGCATATTTTTTGATAATAATACTTGTTTTTTTAAATCAATATCAGCATTTGTAATACCTTTTAATTTTTCTAATTCATTTTTAATATTAAATGTAGATTTTTTTAATTTTAATTGTCCAATATAATTTAATTGTGAATATATTACATTGGCCACAAATTCATTTCCACTTGAAATTTTTTTATCTTTCAAAAGATTAAATAATAATGATGCTATTACACAATTTTCATCTGTACCTAATAATAATAGTTTAATTGTAGTAAACATATTATATATGTTTTCAGACACATCTTTTGTAAAATTTTTTATTAAATTTACAAACTGCATTTTATTTAAATCATTAAATAAAAGATAATCTGAATAAAGTTTTTCAACAAAATCATCGTTTGAATAAATTAATATTTCAACAATTGTCATATTTTTTAAATAAACATCAGCAAATAATTTATTTATTTTTGATAATTTTGAATTATTTTCTTTAGATAAGATCAAGTCATTTTTTTTATCTAATGTTTCAATTAAATTTATAATTTTTTCAAATGTTGTTTTTTTGTCAAAAAGGTGAACGTTAGATATTTGAGAGGTTCTAATATAAATATTTAGGGGATCATTTTTAACATAACCTGATATTTTAAATAATTCATTGCCTATGCTAAATTCAACTTCACAATGATTATTAAATAATACCATATATGTTAAGTTCATTTTCTTTTTTACAGTGATATTTATTTGAGTTTCTGAATTTAATACTACAAAATCTAAAGGCATAAATACATTTGTTAATAATTCTAATATTTTAATATCTTGTTTATTAAATTCATAATTTATTATATTAGAATTAAGATATATAATATCATTAATTGATGAAAATCCCACAATTTTACTTAACATAATTATTTGTTTTTTTATTGTTTCAAAAGGATTATATGTTGATAATTCATATAATGAATTATATTTATCGTCACACATAATATTTCCATAAATATTAATTTTTTTTATATCATTTATTATTTCTATGTAATGTTTTTCACTTGTCATAAATTCTAATTTGTTTTTCCTATTATTTTTTAAAATAGGATTAAATTCGGTTTTAGTTTCTTTTTTAATTATTGGTTTTGATTTTGGTTTTGTTATTGTTTTTTTTTCTTCACTATACAAATTTATTTCATCTGATTCGTCATTTGTTGATGAACTATATGATGAATTTAAATCTTTATTTTCACTATTTTCTGATTTAAGATCTGGAATTTCTGAATATATCGATTCATTTTTAACTGAATTTATATTTGCGTCTATTGATAAAATACTAATTATGTTATCATTATAAGTTTCATTTATTTTCTTTATTAATTCATTTAATGATTTCATTACTTGATTTTTTGAAAATAATAATATATTTTCATTTTGTATTATAATATTTTCCATTCTACAAATAATGCTACTTAATATTTTATAATCGTTTTGTAAAATATCACATTTTAATGATTCTTTGTTAATTAATTTTTGTGTCATCTTATATTATAGTACATAAAAAAAATATAATTATTTATTCACAATATTTTTTATATTAAACTATATTTAAAAATACTATTTTATACTTGTTAAATATGTTTTTTTATATGCTAAAATCCTTTTAACATTTATTTCCATAAAAAATAAATACATAAAAAAAATAATTCGATGAAAACAATTTAAAGAAATAAAAAGTATATATGAATATAAGTATGAGTTCAAAAAACACCAAAGCAAAAACAGCTGAAAAAAGTCAATCTGTTAAACAAGTAACCCAACCAAAAGTTGAACCTGTTGTTGAAACCAAACCAGTTCAAAAGGGTGGTAAAAAATCAACCAAACAAGCGGAACCTGTACAAGTTGCAGAACCAAAAACAGAACCTGTTGTTGAAACCAAACCAGTTCAAAAAGGTGGTAAAAAATCAACTAAACAAGCAGAACCTGTTCAAGTTGCTGAACCAAAAGTAGAACCTGTTGTTGAAACAAAACAATCACAAAAAGGAGGTAAAAAATCAACTAAACAAGCAGAACCTGTTCAAGTTGCAGAACCAAAAGTAGAACCTGTTGTTGAAAGCAAACAATCACAAAAAGGAGGTAAAAAATCAACTAAACAAGCAGAACCTGTTCAAGTTGCAGAACCAAAAGTTGAAGTTGAAGCAGAAGAAGAAGGTGAAGAACAAGTTGGAGGAAAATTGAGATATTTCAAATTATTTTACAATGATGAATTTCAAGGAAGATATTGTGGTAGAAAACCAAAACAAGCCGCCAATAAAGCATTTAGTTCCATTGTTAAAGATATGAAAAAAAATGGAAATCAAAAAGGTGGTGTTAATGTTGATGTTAACTTTTCAATACGTGAATGCACCAGAAATAGTAAACATAAAGAATATAATTATGTAGGTGTTAGACAAGAATTAAAAGAACCTGTTGAAGTTAAAATTAATAATGAAGATGGAAGTGTTAAAAAAATTACTTACAGTTTTCACAATAAAATCTCTAAAACACCTAAAGTTCAATCATAAATTATTTAATTTATGATATTTTAAGACAACACAATTTGTTAAATATTTATATATTTAATAAAAATTGATTTTATATATATATAAATCAAATTGTAATGGTTGCTAGTCTTGAATTTAAATATATAACATAGTAGAATTTTTGAATAAATATTATAATAGATATTGTAATTAACTTTTTAACAAAGTAATAAATGAACAAAGAATAAAATATATATCTGAAGAACTATTTTACAAATATGAAAAAAATTAAACAATGATACTAGAAGAATAGCCTTTTGGCATAGATGATTGAATTTATGAATATAATGCAGTTTTTTCTAAAAAAAAGATTATAATGATTAAGTTGCAGACGAATAAAATAATTTAAATTCCAATAATCATAATCATAATTAAAATATAATTTAGAAATTAGTTAAATATTAAATATAAGATTTTTTATATAATATATATTTATACTATATAAAAATGTTGAATACCAAACCTATAAAAAATAAAAATCAAAATATATTTGAATCAAGAATACCAAATCTATCATCAGATACAAAAATGACAAATGGTTCAGATAAAGTTGTAATACTAGAAAGTTCCAAACAAAAACGATTAGAAGAAATGGTTAAACAAGCAAATATAGATAATGAGCAAAATAATATAAATAAAGATTTTGAAGATAAACAGGGTAAATCAGATAAACAAATGGGAGGAGTTATAAATGATCCACATAACAATGTTTATATACAAAATCCAGTATTAAATAGAGAATTTACTTATGATAGATATAAAGATTCAAATTTGAACGTATCAAATTTAATAAATGGTGGTAAAATGTTTATTTCAAATGTTGATAGAAAGATGGAAAATGATATAGTAATAGGTAATCAAATAAATCCACATAATCAAATTAATAATTTTCTATTTAAAGAAATTGTAGAAATAAAGTGGAATGATATTGATAATAGTTATATTTTAACCAATAAAAATACAAATGAAATTGAATGTAAAATATACAATGAATCTATTTTAAAATACATTATAAATAATGAAACAAATGACGTGGGTATAAAAAAATATATATTTATTATTAGTTGGAATTCGCAAACAGAAAGTTTTGAGTTTAATTTTATTGAATCTGTTTTCACTTCTAATTTTGATATGATGATTAAATTACAAAATTTTATTTATGATACATTAATTAATTTTGATAATCTTGATATTTCAGATACCTACAATTATAAAGAAATAATATTAATGTTTTATTTCCAAATGGTTATTTATTTATTTAATAATTATGAAAAATACCTAATCTATAATGATACAAATAAAATTTCTCGTGTATGTTCAAGTATTGTGTATAGGTTTAGTAGTCTTATTTTAAAAAATATTTTAAAAATTAAAACGAATATTGATGAAAATAATAAAATATTAAATGATTTAATGATATTTAGGTCAGATATTTTTTCACAAATAAATTTTATTGATAATAAATTAGAACAGTTTGAACAAATTAATAAACAAAATAATACATTGATTTTAACTGAAACAGAAGAAATAGAAGAAACCGATGATACAAATTCAACAAATTCAACAAATTCTACAAAATCAACAAAATCAAAAAGTTCCAAACAGTATAATATAGTAAATAGACGAAAAATAAATAAATCAACAGATTATGAAACAGACAATTCGATTTATAAAAGTAATGCTAGTATTAGTAATTTAGGATATATAAATAAAGATGGTAAAAAAATAAAAAAAATAAAGGATTTATTTACAGAAGAATTACAAATAAATACTAATAAATCTGACAATGATAATGATAATGATGATGAAAATAATAATGATAATAATAATTCTTCAGATAATTCTTATGATTCTGAAAAAAATGGTTATTTTGAAATTAATGATGCATTTGCAGATTTTGAAAAATATAAAAAAAATCATATAGAAAAAAACAACAAACATAATATTAAAAATTTGCTTAAATTAGCAGAACCAAATGGTGTGAAAAAAAATCTTCCAATTGAGAATTCAATTCAAAGTAATATAAAATCTTATACAACAAATAGTAAAGACCAGTCATTTAATCCAAATAGTGCTATTAAAAATTCAAAAATATTTGAAATTCCAATATAAATAATTAAATTTTAATTTAATTAAATTTTAATTAAAATTAATAATAAATATATATTTTAAATACATTATGGAAATTAATTGTAGTATATTGAATGATATAGAGGATATAAAAAAAGAAATGATAGAACTGAATGATATGATAGATAAAAAATGTTTGGAAATTTATAATAAAAATGATGTGAATGAAAATAAAATTCTAAAATATAAATCATATATGGAAAATATAATTTTAGAATACCATAAAATATGTAAATTGATGTATGTAAAAAATAAAAATATTAAATAAAATTATTTTATAAAATGTTATTATATTATAATGGGTGTAATAACAATATTAGATAATATAATTTTATCAGACACAATAAACATAAATAAAACATTTGTTGATGAAAATAATATTAATCAAATACTTATAGTAGAATTAGATATTGAACCAATAATAATTGATGATAATAATTTTATAAATACAAATAAATTAACAATAATATCTAACCCTCCAAATATAAATTTTGATTATTATAATAATATTATATTAAATTTTTTGGCATCAGGTAATGAAAAATTATTAGTAGTATCAAATAATAATTTGCTTGGATTTATTATTATTATAGGATTTATGGTAAGATATCTAAAAATATCTTTATTGGATTGTTTAATTTTAGGAATTAGTAAAAATATTGTAGGATTAAATAATTGTGTATATATAAAACATTTGAATGAATATCATTTATATTTAAAAAATAATTTAAAAATATAATTTTATGAAAAATCTATTATAATTTTTCAATAATATTTAACATATTAGAAATTTTATCAATATCAGATTCAATATATCCAGAATTCATTTTGTAAATAATACTTTGATATTCTAAAATTATATTTAATTTATCATTTATTAATTGTAAATTTATCTTCTTCTCTTTATTATTTTCATTTTTATTTTCATTTTTATTTTCATTTTTATTTTCAATATCATTGTTATTTAATATATTATTAAGATCATTTTCAATTACATCATTACTAATAACAATATTGGTAGTTAAAATATGATTGTCATTATTTATAAGATAATCATTTATATCATTAGATAATTTATGATTATCAATATTCATAATTTCAAGTAATTCCAAATAATAATTTTCTTTTTCTTCAAGTTTATTAATTAATTTTGAAACTAAATTAAATTCTTCATCAAATAAATTAAATTTTTGTTTGAAATCAATATCCATTTGATATAATTTTGAAACAATAAAATCAACAAATTCGGGTGATAAATTTTTATCAATAAAAAAATTTAGTAAATTATCAGATGCAAAATTAAATACTTCTTCAAATGTTTTTTCTAATTCTGATAATTTAATTATATCCATTTGTTGTTCATTACTTTTTGAAGTTTTAGGTTTATTCATAAATTTAATAATTTTAATTTGTTTATTGATTTTATCATAATCGTCAACAATTTTTCTAAAATAATTAATTTGTTCTTCATATATTTTAGCGTTTGTATCATCATCATAAATTTCAATTCCTTTATCTTTTTCTTCTTCAAGATTAGAAGCATCTAATTCAATTGATGGCATTGATTGTTGAATAATATAAATTGAATAATTAATTTTATAATCATGTAAAATTTCTTTGTATTTTTCAATCTCAATATCTTTATAATCATGTATTTTTAACCAATCAATAATTTCATTCACATTCGAAATAATTGTTTGTTTAATTTCTATTGGAATTTTAATAATATCACCGAAAAGATTTTCAAGTATTTTATTAGAATTATCAAGTATAGAATCATAAGATTCTTTTTTAATTTTATCAATTTTATCAATTTGATCCATTTCTTTAGCATTAGCAATAACTTGTTCAATTTGTTCCTGAGTTAAATTTTGTTTATTACCAGATACTTGTATTGATTTTTTATTTAAAGGATTATCCAAATCTTCAGCATAAATTTTAATAATACCATCAGAATCAATAGAAAAAGTTATCCTAATAGAAGGAATACCTTTTTTTTGTTTTTCAATACCAGATAAAATAAAATTACCAATTAAAAAATTATCTTTAGTAAATTTTCTTTCTCCCTCATATATTTTAATATTGATGGAATCAATGTAATCAGTATCAGTAGAATATTTTTTTGTTTTTTTAATAGGAATAATTGAACCTCTGGGAATTAGTGTATCCATAATACCACCTGTAGTTTCTAATCCGATAGATAATGATGTTCTATCAATCAATAATAACCTATCTTGAATAGATTGTGAATTTAATAACATGTATCCTTGAATAGCAGTTCCAATTGACACAACATTATCAGGATTGATAGAACAATTTACATCTTTATTAAAAAATCTTTCAACATTATATCTAATAATGGGTATTCTTGTCATACCACCAACCATTATGATTTCATCAATTTCTGATTTATCTTTTTCACATAATTCAAGTACATCCGAAATTGGTTTTACAATAATACGAATTAAATCTTGACATATTTCATTAAATTTTTCTCTACTAAATCCAACAACTAAATCAATTCCTTTATAAAAATCAATTATTTTAATTTTTGTATTGGTATGTTCAGAAAGAATTATTTTTGCTTGTTCACATAAAAATTTAAGTTTTTGTAGTGAATTTTCAGAAATATCTGACAAAATTTGTTCATGATTTATAGTTGGATTTGATTTAATAAATTCACCCAAAACATATTCCATAATTTTTGTATCAAAATCACTACCTCCTAAATTATTATTACCACATGAACCTAAAACTTCATAAACATCATCAGCAATATTTAATAAACTAACATCTAAAGTCCCACCACCAAAATCAAAAACAATAATATTTATTCCATTGGTTTTATCTGTTTTACCTATCCCATAACAAATTGCAGCTGCAGTTGGTTCATTAATTAATCTTAATACATCAAATCCTGCATATTCAGCAGAACTTTTAATAATTTGTCTTTGATTTTTATTAAAATAAGCAGGTACAGAAATAACTGATTTTCCAATTGTTATTTGTGTATTAAATTTTTTTGATAAAAATAGTTCCGCTTTTAATTTAAAACTCATAAATAAATGTGCTGCAATTTCTTCAGGATAATATGATTTAGAAGTTTCATTATCAATAATTAATATATTATCATCTTGATCTGGTTGAATATCATATGCTAGTATATCAATTTGTGATTTATTTAATTCTGAAAATTTTTTACCCAATAATTTTTTTATTTCATAAATTAAAAAAATATTTTTTTTATTTTCAAAATTAGATGAATTTTCAAATATTTCTTTTCTAATATAAGCTTGTTTACCAATAATTTTTTTATCTGAATTAATTTCAATAACAGTTGGAATTATTTCACTACCATCAATGTCAGTTATAATAATTGACTTATTTTTATACCATATTGAAAGACAAGAATTGGTAGTTCCAAAATCAATACCTAAACATAAATTATCATAATCATTAATATTTTTTATTTGTTCAGTCGTATTTAAATTCATTATTTGCTTATAATAAATAATAATAATTAAATCTTTATAATTAAACACATTAAAATAAAAAATTATAAAGATTTAATTATAATAATAATAATAATAATTAACAATTCATAATTAATTATGGGAGGAGGATTATTACAGGTTATAACATACGGAATACAAGATTTATCATTAACGGGAAATCCCCAAATAACATTTTTTCATACTGTATATAGAAGATATACAAATTTTGGAAAAAAAATAATTGAATTATCATTTAATAATTCACCTAATTTCAATACAACATCATATATAAATATTCCAAAAAACAATGGAGATTTATTTTCAAAATTAATACTTAAAATAAAACTACCTAAAATTGATTTAACATACATTAATAATTTAATATCTGAAAAAGAATTATTTAGTTTTGAAAACACAAATCTAAATAAAAATAATTCAACAATTATTGAAGATTTATCATATTATAATTTTTTTATAGATTTTTTAAATAGACTAAAAAATATCATCAACATATTTTTCACAAGATATGATAATCTTTTAAATAATTTATCTTACATAATTGATTTAAAAAAATATATTTTATCATATATAAATATTGATGAATATATACAATTTTTTAATTCTATAAATTTTTTTTATAATCAATTAATTAATTTTTCCAATAATTATAATATTCAATTATATACAAATTCATCATTATTTAAAATTGTTGGGGATGACTTAATTTATATATATGAAAATTTAACAATTGATGAAGTTTCTTATGAGGGATTTAAATATACAATTTATAAAAATATAGAAATCTTAGAACAATTGAATTTAAATATTTATGATAAAATCAAAAATGATACTGATAATATTTTAAATATTAAATTTTGTTGGGTGAATAAAATTGCCATATATTTAATTAATTATATTGATTTATATATTGGAAGTAATAAAATATACTCTTTGTCTGATACATATATAAATAATTATTCAGAATTGTATTATAAAAATCAAAAAATATATAATCAGTTGATTGGTAATAATTCTGATCCAAATATTTTTTCAACATCTATTGATGAAAATATTTTATATTTACCAATACCATTTTGGAATATATTAAATTATGGATTATCATTTCCATTAATATCACTTCAATATAATTCAATACAATTAAAATTAAATACAAAAAGACTTATTGAATGTATTAGAATTAACACCGGATTAAACAATATTAAAATAAATAATGAAATTTTTAACCTAATAACAAATAATTTGGATGAAATAATTATAAGTAAATTAGAAATAACTTTAAATATTGAATATTTATATTTGGATTCAATTGAAAGAAATAAATTTGCCCGTTCTGCTCATGAATATTTAATTGAACAAGTTCAACAAATAGAATTTAGTAAAATATCACAAAATAATAATACAATTCAATTGGATATTTTTCATTGTTGTAAAGATATGTTTTGGTTTATTCAAAAAGTACCAAGTCCAACAGATTTATTTAGCAAAAATCGTAATGTTTTTAATTATTTATATCCAATAAAATCACTATCAGACTTCACTGGTTTAGATACAAATAAATTAGATTTAATTAATTATACTAATATTTTATATAATCCAAAAATTTTATATAATCCATTTGTATTTAATCAAGGGTTGTATTCGGTGTATAATAATTTAAAATATTTAGAACAAATTAGTATATTAGTTGAATATACTTTAAATCAATTTATTTTTCCATCATCATTAATAAAATTAAATACAATAATATTAGCATCAAATTTTTATTTAAATGGAACACAATTATTCAGTGAAACTGATAATTATTTTAATTTTTTACAACCATATATTTATTATAACTCTACTCCACAATTAGGATTAAATGTATATTCATTTTGTTTAAGACCAACAGAGTTTCAACCAACTGGTTCTTGTAATATGAGTAGAATTTCATACATTGGTTTAAAATTAAAAATTAATGATAAAGTTGAAGATAATTTTATAACAAGTTTTTTAGGAACAAATCCAATAAATAAAGAAGAATATAAATTGACATTTCAAACAAGAAATTTTAATGTTTTAAGAATTATTGGAGGTATTGGAGCAACTGCGTACACTTATAATTAATTTTTATTAGATAATTATTCTATATCTAATATTTGATAATTAAATTTTAATGTTTAAAAAAATATTAATTAATTATATTAATTAAATTAAAAGATATGGGTACTGGTTATATACAGTTAATTGCTGTTGGAAGTGAAATAAATATTTTTAATTATAATCCAAATATAAGTTTTTTTAAAATATATTATAGAAGACATACTAATTTTTTTATAAATAATATGGAAATTAATGGTAATAATATTCAATTAACAAATTTGCCTAGCTTAACAAACAATTCTGTTACATTTGATATTCCTAAAAATGGAGATTTATTTAGTAAATCATATTTGAATTTAACTGTAGATGAACATTATTTTGAATTATTTAAATTTAATGAAGAATTATGTTCTACTCTTAATATAAATTTATTAAATGTTTATGATAGTTATTACATTAAAACCAATAATTATAAAATTAATGATATCCAAACAATATCAATTATAAAAATAAATTACTTAATGGGTATTAATAAAATTAATACTTCTTTATCAATTGTTTCTTCAAATTTATTTAACCAGAATGAATTAATTAATTATATAAAATCACAAGATAGTATATCATTAGAAAAAGATGATAATGGGGTTTTTTATAATATAAATTTAAATTTACTATTTTATAGTTTTAACACAATTATTTACAAAACTGAAAATATAATAAATGATACATTATTTCAATATTTGATTAATAATATTATATATAAAGATTTATCATATGTACAAATAGATTTTAAAGGTAAAAAAATTTCTACAAGAATTAAATATTTTGATAACAAATATTATGAAATATTATTAAAACTTCTATTTTCAAATGATTTTATAGATTCAGTTATTCAAATAAAGATAGATATAAATTATGTATATATATCAGTAAAATTTACAAATCAATTATATAATTTTTTGTTTGAATTATTTTATATAAATTCTCAAATATTTAATTTTGAACTGATTGATAATAAAAATGAATTAATAAAAAAATCATTTGTGGAAAAAAATTATGATAAAATAAATTTATTAATTTTGAATAAAAATGAAAATACAACTATATATTTGAGTATCCTCAATGACAATTCACAATCGTATTCAATATTAACGGTAATGAAAGATATAAGTTTTTTTGGCAATTTAACTAATGAATATTATAATGATTTATTGATATTAAATAGTAATTTATCACTTGATGTATTTAATTTAAATTATGTAAAATTATCTTTAAATTTATTAATTAAAATATATATAACATTAATATGTTATGATAAAGATACATCTATTCAAAATTATTTACAGATTGTAAATCATAGTAGTAAACTAATAAATTTAATAAATATTTTAACATATTATTTACAAAATATCTATATATTAAATAACAAATTAATTCAATATATTATGAATCCTGATGTTTTAATTGTTTCAAAAAAAATTTTTTATGTGATACTTTATGCAAAAAATGTTAATGAAAGACTTCAATTAAAAACTTATGTAAAACCTTTTACAAATAATCTAATATCAAAATATACTAATATTATTATAAATTATTATATTAATTATTTTTTATTGATATCACAAAATAATGTTTATAATAATGTTTCAAATGATAATTCATATCAAACTATTTTATTGTCATTTTTTAATATTTTAAGTCAATTAACAATACAATATGGGGAAACTGAATATCAGTCATCTTTAAATTATATAAATAATAATAATATGTTTGAATTAATTACCAATAATTTTATAAATACAATTAATGAAGAACGTTTCTCAAATAAATATTCATTTTTTTATTATCTATTTGAGACAAATAATAAAAAAACGTTTTTTATTCAATCTATAATAAATAATTGTGTATTAACTTTAATTACACAATCAATAAAATTTATTAATGAACAAATTAATTATATTTCAAATAATTATAATTCAAATGGTAGTTTATCAAAATTGTTTATAAACTCAAGTTTATCACAAGTAATATTACCTTTTCCATCTTCTATTTATGTATTAATTGATGATAAAAAAAATATATGTGATAATGAAGATATTGTAAATAACAATTTATACTTTAATCGTGAATTAAATGAATATTTATTAGATATTGAAAAAAATTTAATTATTTTAATGGAACAATTATTAACTGATATTAAAACTAATATAATAAATTATAACTTTACTTCTGAAGTATACAAATATGTTAGTGAATCTCAAATAAAATATATTGCAGCCAACTATTATAATCATACAAATGAATTAATGAACCAAATAAATACATCATATGTAAATGAATATTTAGAAGAAATAAAGAATATTAATTATCCATTAATATATCCAGATTACAATTTTAATATATTTAACATAAATAAAACAATTATGAATGAATTATTTTTTTATACTGATAAAAATATGTTTAATAGTTCATTCGCAAATTTTATATTTGATAAATGTGATAAATGTAATGAAAATTTATATGAAACTAATTTTCTAAACGAAACTAATTTTGAAAAATTTATATTTATAATTAATTCACCTTTGTATAGAATTTATTTTTATTTCACATTTATATCTAATATTACTATTGATAGTTTAAGTCTTAATGTAAAAAATAATAATGATATGAATACTTTAAGAGATTTAACATTAGTATTTATTTTATATTTTTTAATTTATTTTAATCAATTGGTAATTAATTTGAATGAAATTAATAATGTTATTGATGAATTTAAATTGAATAAAATTGATGATATAATGTATTTTATAAAGACAAATTTTTTCTGTTATGATGAAATAAATATTTTTAGCAATGATTCATTTTTAGAAAAATTAAAAAATAAAAATTCTAACAAGTACTCTTTTTTATATAACAACTTTTATTTTAAAAAAAAAAATGTAGAAAATTTACAAATTAATGATAATATTTTTTTAAATAATATACCAGATATATGTAATAATTTTAATTCAAATTATGATGATATGATTATAGTATTATATTTAGATGTCATTTTTGATAATAGAGAAAAATTTATTGAAATTGATAAAATATTGAAAATAACATCTAATTTTTTTAAAAAAAAAAGTTTTATACCAGCTGAATTAAACAAAGATTTAATAAATTTATATTCAAATATGACAGATAATTATATTAGTGATAAAAATAATTTTTATTATAAATGTTATTATACAAGTTATATAATTGGTACAACATTTGATAATATAAATACAGTCAATACTAATGTGATAAATGAAACAGCTAATTTAATTCAAATATTCAATAATAAATATTTTTTTTCCTATAACTATAATTACGTTGAATATAATATAAAACAAAATACAAATTTTCTTGAATCAAATGAAAATATTATTAATGTTTTTAAATATTTCAAATCAAAATTATTTAATATATTTACAAATAAAACTTTTATTGATGAAAATTATTTAAATAACTATTTGAATGTATTAATATCTTATACAAATAATAATATAAATTATTTAATATTATATATAATATCAAAAATAAACTATAATAATGCTGTAAAAATAATTAACAAATATATTAATACATTTAATGAAACTAACAATACAAATATAAGTTTATCAGAACAAAATATTATTTCATCAAATATATTTTATTTTACAAATACTACAAATAATAATTATTTAACAATAATATATTATTACATATATTTTATTTACAAATGTATGAATATTGATATAAATAAATATAATTTGTTTTTATATAACCTTGATGCAGATTTTATTAATCAAATAAATGTTAATTTAATTAAAACATTCAATGAATACGTTATAAATAAATATAGTACTAACATTTATGAAGATTGTATTGATGAGTTAATTAATTTATTTTTAAAAACAAATTACAACATACAAATTGATTTTAGTAATATATATTTTTATTTAGAAAATAAAGTAATACAATATACAAATAAATTAAATAGTAAAAGTAATCAATACATTTTTGAACAGTATATTTATAATAATATATTAAATAATAACGAAGAAATATCAATAACAAATAATAATTTAAATTATTCACCATATAACTATTATTCTTTTAATCACAATAATAACAACATTTTTCAAATAGAATTAATTAATAAAAATATTAATTTAATGTATTGTAATATTATAGATAATCTAATTTCTAAGAGTAATAAAATATTTTATTTATTAGTTATCAATAAAGATTTATATAGTAAAATATTAAATGACACTGAAACAACATTAATTAATAAATTTGATTTTTATTTAAAATATTATTATGATAATTCAATTTTATACCTAAAAGAAATATATGAAAATTTATATAAATCAAATAATTTAATAGAATATAATTCAAATAATTTTAAGCAAAGAATTATAAATTATATTTTTACAAATTTAAGTAATTTTTTTTTAAATCCTAATTTTAACTATTTTAAAACATTATTTGACAAAAATTATAATAGTCCAATAAAATCATTAAAATACATTGAAAAAAATATTGAACTAAATTATAATAATAAAATCATTACAAATGAAGACTATGATATAATTACAAATGATTTAAATGAATATGTAAAAACAAGTAGTATTTATTCATCCTATTCAATATTTATAAATGGATTAATATCAAATTCATTAATATATGAAAATGTAATAAATAGAGTTATATATTTGTTATGTACAAATTATTTAATGTCAAATTCTTTTGATAAAAACTATGTAAAAAATATTTTATGTAAAAAAACACTATATGATATAGTAAAATTATATGTAGGTATTAATAACAATAATTCAAACAACAAAAGATATTTAACTAATACATCAATTTATTCTAATCAACCAATATTTCAAATTTACAATTATAAAAATATGCAAAATAATATTTCTTTTTCACAAAATTATTGGGTAAATGAAATTATATCTGGTATTGATATAGAAATTAACGAAACTAATTCATTTTATAATTTATTTTTAAAATTTGTGGTTTATGTTAAATTTTATGAATTAGAGTTAGAACATTTTGCTTTAGATGATCGTACATTAATATTAAGTTATTTTCAAGATGTAAATAATTATGATGAATTTGTTAACTTAATTTTTAATTATATATGTTTAAATGATTATTATAGTCCAAATTTAATATTTGTGAATATAGTTGATTTAATAAAAACTAACTTTATCAGTTCCAAATTAGTAATTGAAACAAATTATTTAAAAAAAAAAATATTAATATTCACATTTATCACATGGTTAATTTTAAATAACATAAATCGATTATTAATTGACAATTTTGTTGTAGATAAAAAAATTATCCTTGAATATAATTTAGAAAAAAATAATGTGATTGATATTGAATTAGAAAAAGTTCTAAATTACAAAAATAATATGGAAATTATTAATTGGTCTATTTTCCAAATATATAATATGGAACCAACTGTGGATAATAAAAATTTAACAATTACAAATTATCCAATATTTTTGCAAAATAATGATGAATTAATTGATATTATTAAACTAAGTAAAATTGTGTGTTCTCCAATTATTTATTTTAATTTGATGGCAGATAAATATATAAATTCATACAATGAAATAATTGGTAATTCATATATATATAATGACAAACTTATCATTCAACCATTTAATCCTACATTAACAAATTTAGTATCAAATATAAATATTATATTTAACAATGATATGAATATCAATAACAAAGAACAATATGATTTGACATTTTATTCATTGAAATTATTAAATATTAATTTTTCTAGTCATATATATGAATTAAATAATACTAAAAAAAATATGTTATTGTTGAATAGTAAATTTACATCTAAAGCAAAATTAACTTATGAAAAAAATGTTATTAATGATTTTAATTTATTATATAACTTATTTTGTTTGTTGTTAAATAATTATTCTATAAATTATTCAAATCAAAATGAAGATTATATGGTTGTTCAAAATTATTTGACAAAAAGTATTTCATCAATAAATTCTTTATTAGAAATATTTAAAGGATATACATCAAATTATATGTTATCAAATGAATTAACTGGTAATATAACGAAAGAAAAATACAATTATTTTAGTTCAAAATTATTTAATATTCAAAAATTAAATGAATTTGTTTCACAATATGAAAATTTATCAATAGTAACACCAAATGATTACGATATACAAAATATCATTACAAATTATAATTATTCAAATAAAAATTTTTATCAAAAATATTACTTGTATAATTTTAATTATAATAATTTTAATGAAAATTATAAAGTTATTTATAGTAAATTATACACATATTATATAAATATCATAAATAATACAAATGCTATAAAAGAAATTAGAAATTTTAACATGAATTTATATATATGGTTATTTATTGATTTAATCAATAGTTTTATTTCAAATATATATTATACTTCAAATTCAAATAATCCAAGTTTATATTTGGATACAATTAATCAAATTATACAAATATATTTTACATATAATTATTCTTTCAGAATAAATAACAATATGTCAAATACAAAAAATTTGTCAATACAAAAAAGATATTCAAATATTCAATCATTTAATAACTATTTGGAGATAAATAATTTTTTATTAAGTTATTATTACTACCAATTATTTTCAACTAATATAATTGATGATAATATTGCTAAATTCAAACAAGATGTAATACTTTTTTTTAATACCCTAAACATCAAATCAAATATAAATTTTATATATATAAGAAATTTTTTAAATTGCTTATTAAAGTTTGAAACGGTTGTACGTTTTATAAAATATAAAATAAATTATATTTATAACATAAATATCCCTGACAATAATTTTATAATTAATAAATCTACATCAATAATCATTGAATACCTAACAAATATCAATAATGTAACAAAATTTTTTAATGCACAATATATTAATAGGAAAAATATATATGGAACAAATTCATATTATAAAACATTATTTAGTATAATTAATAATTTGATTTATCCAGAAAACTTTTATACTAAATTTATTTATTCATTATCTGAATTATTATATTGGATTAATAATTATTCTTATGATGTAAATGTTATAAATACATGGACAAAATATTTTGCTAATATATATTTTGAATATTATCAATTTGTAATAGATGATTACGTGATAGATAAATATACAATAGACATATTTGAATTTTATTATTTGATATATAATTATATTTACTTTATTTTATTAGAAGACACAGAATATTTAAATAATCTTAGTGTCATTTATATTAAAATATATGAAAATTTATTTATTAATTATGATTTAGATTCTGATATAAATTTAATAATAAATCCTGATATAATTGATGATATTTTATCATTTAAATATGACAAAGATACATTTAACAATAATATAAATGTTAACTTTTATATTAATAAACAAGATGAAAATTATAATATAAAATTATCAAAAAGTATAAATAATATATTTAAAAGTATATTAAACAATTATTGGGGTATTATAAATTATGATATTATTGAAAATGTTCCACAAATAAATATACGTAGAGATATTACTTTTTATAATTTATATTATTCTTATTTAAATTACTTGATAACTAATGAAAATTCAGATACTAATAATTATAATTTTGAATATAACTCAAATATTTTTGATGAATTATATATCTTGTATTCAATTATAATTAATACTTATATTATACAATATATAAATGATGATACATATTATACTCTTGAACAACAATGTTTGACTTTATCATATGAATATATTATTAACGGAATAAAAGTAAATACTTTAGATTTAAATTCAAATTTTGCTGTGTATATGGATAACTTAAATTCTAATATTATTCCTGATAATTCTATAAACAATTACTACAAAAATATACAAAATAATACAATTTATGATTCTCAAAAATATAAATTAAATAATTTTAAAAATAATGTTAATAATTATGATAATTATATTAATGATATATTTAATAATCAAATTATTAAATTAAATTTGTTTGATGAAAATAGTTTGTCATCGAATACTTTTTACAATATTATCATAAATACTTTAGGTAATTTAAGCTCAAATGTAAAAATTTACTATGATTATAATAATATATTTGATGATATAATAAATACGTTATACGAAAATATAAATGTACAATTTAATATAGTGGCAAATAGTTTTGGAGGAAGTAAAAATAACAACTTAAATTTAAATAATTCAGTTTTAAATAAAATATTTAATATAAACAATTATAAAAATGAAAACAATCAAATAACAATTTTATCTATAATTACAAATGAAATTCTAAAAAATAAAATACTTAATAATGTACCTATTTTTATTTTTTATTACATATGTTATATTACTTGGTGTACACTTGGAATAAATATTGATTATGATTTAGATGTAGTAAATGATTTATTTTATGGTTTGGCAAATATTATAAATAGAAAAATAATTTCTTTCATAAATAATGAGAATGATATAAGTGTTGAAATATTTTTCAAGGGTTTAGATATTTTATTGTTTAATAATTATAACAATTATGAATTTATTGAAGCAATAAAAAAATACTTTAATCAAATAATTACAATAGATTATAGTAACATAACAAACACAAATATAAATAATATAATAAAAATTAATAATTTGTTGACAAATAATATTAATAATTATGACATCAATAATATTTTAGAAATAATAGATTTAGATAAAGATGATATTACTTTATTAAAATTAAAAAATAACAAAATAATTAATTATAAATATTTATTGGGATTAGTTTGTGATTTTAATGAATCAAAATTAATATATTACATTAAAAGTATCGATAATGTATTTAATGATTTGAGGATACAAGAAAAATTAGTTAATTATATATTAGAATTAAATGATGGGTTAATTAATAATTATGGAATAATACAAATAATTAATAAAATAATATTATTATTTGATGATGAAATTATTTCACAATATTTTAATTTTAATTACAAAATATTTATTGATAATTTCCAAAACATAAATAAACAAGGATTATTAAATAACATGTTAGGAATCAACAACAATGGAGAAAATCAAATATCAATTGTATCTGGAATTAAACCATATATTAAATTTTCATATAAACAAAATTTTCAAATTCCACTTAAATTCTTTTTTGAAAAATATTTTAATTCAATACCATTAATATCATGTATGAATACCAGTATAAAAATAACAACATATTTTGATGATTCTTATATATATAAAAATTCATATTTTATAAATTATTTGACACCTATAAATATTAACACAAAATTGAACTCAGATTTTATTTTATTAGAAAGAGATGAAAGAATAAAATTATCTACATTAAAAATAGATAATTTAATTGAAAGGAATAATTATTATGAATTTAATAAAAATATCAGTGAATTTAATATTAATAAAACTGAAATTATAAATATTAATTTTGATTTTGAATTAGATAATTTAGTCAAAGAAATAATATGGGCATTTAAAATTACTATAGATAAATATGAAATTGAAATATATAAAAATATTAAACTTAAACAAAATTTTTTTTACAATTTTCAAAATATTACATTAGATGATTTAAATAATTCTAGTTATGATTTTATAATAAATACAAAATTTTATTTAAATGGATTGAGAAGGGATGGAATAGTTTTTTTAGATGCGGATGTATCACCTAATAATAATAAAATTACAACTATATTAAATCCATATAAATATAATACAAAAGTCAATTTAGACAAAAATTATAATACATATAGTTTTGCTCTTGAACCAACCGATTTTCAACCAACTGGTGCAATTAACATGAGCAATTATAAAACTTTTAGAATACAAATACAAATCGATAAAAAAAAATTTTTTAAATATCTTAATAATATTAACACTTTATTTGATTTGAAAGATATTAATTTTAAAATATTTTTTACTACATATGAATATAACATTGTTAGATATCAATCTAGTTTGGCTGGTATTTTATTTATTTATTAAATACGTTTTTTTAACTAAATATTATTTTATAATAAATTTGTTATAAAATAATAACAATTATACCATTATATTAATTTAACAAATGCCTGCAGGTGAGATAATATTAGTTGCCTATGGTGAAGAAAATATAGTTTTATCTGAAAATCCCCAAATATCGTTTTTTAAAATTGTATATAGAAGATATACAAATTTTTCAATTGAAACTGTACAATTAAATTTTTTATATGAAACAAATTTTGGAAAAAAATATACAGTAGAAATAGGAAAAACAGGTGATTTATTACATAAAATGTGGTTAGTTATTGAATTACCAGATATTCCTATAGTTTATGATTTTGATAATTCAGTTAATAATAAAATAAAATTTAAATGGACACACAAATTAGCATATGCAATCATTGATTATATTGAACTTGAAATTGGTAATCAGATTATCTCTAAACAATGGGGTGAATGGATGGCAATTTTGCAGGAATTAAATTGGAATAATTTCAATAGTTCAATAGATGAATATATTGGAAATACACCAGATTTAATAACTTATCAAAATTTGAATAAGAATTTTAATTCTAAGACATTATATGTGCCGTTATGGTTTTGGTTTTGTAATACTGCAGGTTCCGCACTCCCACTATTATGCCTAGAATATATGCAGGTTAGATTTAATATACAATTAAATAATTTTGAAAATTGTGGTATTTTTAGTCCATCAAATTATTTATTTGTACAATCATATTTAGGTAATGGAATTTTAGGAGAACCAATTTTTCAAATTTCTAATCAAGGTATAGCCTGGGGTGAATTTGACAGTATTGATATAGGAGATTATGATCCAATAACATTATCAGTTAAAAATTATAAATTATATTATAGAAAAATATCTGATAATCAATTTATCACATCAGTAAATTTTATATCTGAATTAGAAAAATTTTTTTCAAAACAAACTGCTAGTCCAGTAAAATTTATAATTTATGGGTTATATAGTGGTTCTGTTTATTTACCAGTTAATTCAGACCCATTATTTCCATCAAGTGTATTTTTACAAAAACAATATAGTTTTATTATGCCTAACAATTTAGTATTTAAAAATATGTATTTGCTATGTAATTATATTTATTTAGATAAAGAAGAAAGAAAAAAATTTTATTTAAATAAACATCAATATATTGTTGAACAAATTAATTATACAAATCCTTATTATTTTATTAATTTAAACAGCAGAATATTTATTGAAGCTATCAATCCATGTAAATATGTTATTTTTATGGCTCAAGTACAATATTTTCTTAATCCAAATGTTAATCAAAATTTTAACTATAAAAATTATTTTTTTAATCCTCAATTGTCAATAATAATACAAAATTATTTTAAAAATTATTTTAAAACAAAAAATACATCAATTATTAAAACTATTAATTTTAGTCTTAATTCTAATAGTACTGGTCAAGATCAAGATATGAAATTTTATTCTGAGTTGATGCCTTTTTTAAATTATCCCATGAGTAAAAATAATAGTGGTTTTGGTATGAATATTTTTGAACTTTATTCTACATCATCACAACCATCAGGTTCTATTAATTTATCCTATTTTAATAATTTTGAAATTAATTCATCTGTATATCCTATTGATGTTGACTATAATCAATATATTTTTAAGTCATACATTGCTACATATAATTTTTTGAAAGTTGCTAATGGTGTCGCCGCTACAGTATTTAATTCCCCATATTAAATATTTATTATTAAACAAATAATAAAATTATTTTAATTAATAATTTTATTAAAATAAATTTTGACTTATATAATCAAATTATTTTTTAATTTAGTTTACTATAAAATGATTTTGGTGTATTTTTTTCATCAAATAATTTTTTAATTTAGTTTACTATAAAATGATTTTGGTGTATTTTTTTCATCAAATAATTTTTTAATTTAGTTTACTATAAAATGATTTTGGTGTATTTTTTTCATCAAATAATTTTTTCAATAACATACTAATTGTTGAATCAGATTTAGTTGCTAATTTATTAGTCGTTGATTCATATTCATTAACTACTTTTGCCATCATATCATTTGTAACATCACTATTTTTGGCTTCATCATTCATGACATTAATAACTTTAATATATCTTGCCATTGTATCTAATTTTCTATAAACAAGTTGTTCTAATTCATTTAAATGATTTAATTCTTTTTTTATTTCTTCTTGTTCTGATTTAGATAAACTTTTACCTTTCTTTATTAATGCTTTAACACCCATGTCATAAATATCTGTGGCATTTTTTGAACAAGGTAACATATCATCACCACCACCATATAAATATCCTTTGCCTGTAGCAAATTGAGATAGTCTTCCTAATCTTATATGACCTCCATTTGTTATTCCTACCATTAAACCTAATAATGTATTCAAGTTTAGTCTATTTTCAGGTTGACCCATACTTACATTTCTTGAACCCATTTGTGAATTTTTTCTCATAATATCTACCAAATTAGATAAACTTTCTGGTCTTGAACTAGAAGATGATACTCTACCTTCATATATTGCCATTTCTTTTTCATAATTTGGATTAGGTACATAATTACCTGCAGAATCTTTTAATTCTTTAAATGGATGAATTTTTTTAACACTTACTGATTTTGTTGTAGTTAATTGTTTAGTTTGAGGATTTAATACAAATTCATTATTGTTGATGTATAGAATTAATAATTTAAAAAATAATTCCAAATTAGCTGGTGGTTCAGGGTTAAAAGGAGGACTATTTTTATGTTGTGTTCCAGTAAGACCTAGTATTTTATCTTTATGTCTATTCCACCAACGTGTAAAACTTTCCATTCTTACAACTTTTGATCCATCATCTTTTAATTCTGTATATTTATCAAATCCAAACATTCTTAATGTTCCAACAATAAATAATGGATTAACTTTAACAATATTTTCTTTTAATTGATTGTAATTTGTTACAAAATTTTTATTGTTGATTATATCAGATAATTCACTCATTGAATAGGTATCTCTTTTCATCATTCTTTCAAAAAATTTTCCACATTCAACTGGATCACTGAAAATACATAAACTTCCACAATTTCCATCGGTTGATTTAAAAGACGCTTCATCTGCTAGTAATTGTTCATCTGTATATTCAACAAATTTTCCTTCAGCATTTTTTTTCCATAATTTACCATCCAAATTGGCTCTCCAGTTGTCCTTATAATTAACAACATTTTCAAAAGAACCTGGAAATTTAAAGTCTCCACTACTATCTGAATATTGTTCTTTATCTTCAGAATCTATAACTTCATCTTCTTTAGTTCCTTTATTAACAACTCCTCTTGCTTCTGCTTCAAACCAATCTAAGACCGCTTTAGAATATGATACTTTATATTCTTCTTTTTTTGATGAAGAAGACATTTTCAATTTATAATCATCATAACATCCAGGTTCACCATAAAAAATTGGTTCTCCTCTAGGATTTGGAGATGTCATATATTCTTCAAATGCGTTGATTACATTTGATGGAAGTAATCGTAATAGTTTTGGTTCATTATTTTCCATTTTAACATTTAATCTAGCACCTTGTTTCATTTCTTTCATATATTGTTCAATTGATACAGGTTTTTTTTCACCTGTAATTTTAACTTCAAAAAAATCTTCTAGTAATTTCATTTCCAATTTATCAATTGATTTTAATTTATCTTTAATATTGTCTTCAAAATATTTTTCTGCAGGTGCATATGTATCAAAAGATTGAGCAAACCATTTTTCAAAAATTTCTTCGGCTGTTATACTTTGATCAGATATACTTTCATCAAATACACTTTCTAAAATATTTTGATAAGTAGTGTTTTTACCATTGGAGTCTTCACCAATGGATTCTTTCATATTAAATCCATTTAAATTTATAGAATTTGAAACTTGTGCAATGACATTTTCAGTAAATGATTCATTAACTTTAACATTTTTAAAAATTTCTTTGAGTCTATTTTTAATAGTGAATACGCCAATTGGTGAATCTGCTTTTTTCAATTCAGAAGCGAACCAAGATAAAGCATTTTTAAAATTATCGGTTAATTCACTTCTATCTTCAGTACTACAGTCTACTGTGGTTAAAATATTGATTAATTCTTTACATTTAGAATAATCATCACAATTACTTTGATATAAAATAGCAAAATATGTTTTCAATGGTTCGAATATTTTTAGTGTTTCAGACATTGGAATGTATATATTAAATTATAGAAAATATTTTTTATAATTAATTATTTTAATTAATTTATTATTAATAAATAATTGTTTAATTTATCTATATCAAAAATATTATTATCAATTAACCAATATTAACTTGATTTTTTTAATATAAAAAATATTTTATTATATATTTAAAATTTTTTATTTTATACTATTATTATATTATACTCTTTTTAATGGATACTTTTGTTATTGTTTTAATCATTATTTTAGTTTTAATTTATATTGATAATAAAGCATTTTTCAATGAGACATTTGAAATAACTAATGAACCAATGAAATTATATGTTTTTGTTTCATCTCATTGTCCTCATTGTCATACATATTTAAATAATCATCATGAGGATGTATGTGCACTTATTAAATCAAAAGGTTTAGATGTACAAAAAGTACAATCTGATGGAACAAAAGCAACATCTGATTTATTTGATAAATATGGAGTACAATATGTTCCTACTGCTGTTTTAGTTAAAGGTAATAAAGTTCATAAGAATTTAGGTTCAAATATTACCCCTCAGACCGTAAAATATGCTTTGGAAAATTAAAAGATTTTTAGAAATTATTTTTAAATTTATTTAAATAGTAGCATATATTAGACCTAAATACTTATTTTTTTTATAATATTTATCTTTGCGTATAATACTTTTTTTATTAAAAAAGTATTATTATAAATTAAATGAAAAATAATATTAATAATTTAATTGTAAATTCTATATACAACAATATTAAAAATAATCATAAATCATTATTTAATACTTATAAATTTAAAACAAAAAATCAAAAATATAAATTTTAATTTATATTAAAGACTTGTGTGCATTTTATTTCAATTTAATGTAGTTATAAAAATTTTATTTATTTTAATCTTAATCATAATACTTGACTATAAAAATTTTATGAAATTAAATAAATTTAAAATTTTTGAATCAACTTACAAAGATTTACTTAATAAATACTTATCTAAATCTAAAAATAAAATTAAACAAATATACACTGATACTTTTACTTTTTATAATAAATATAATATAGATAATGTTGAAAGAAATAAATATTTTAAAAATAAAAAAGTAATAAATTTGTCATTAATAACTAATGAAAAAGGAATACTTTTAAATATCGATTTATTTGGGGGTAATTTAAATGATATGAATATTTTTAATAAACAACTTGATAATTTAAATATTGGATTAATTGATAAAAAATGTACTATTTTTATGGCTGACGCAGGTTATGATTCTATTAAGTTAAGAAGTAAATTAAATGATATATTTTATAAATCAATCATACCTTTTAATAAAAAAAATTATATAAATCAAGAATAACAATTGAAAATACTTTTTTATTTTTAAAAAGTATAGAAGATTAGAAATAGTTTATGAAAAAAAATTTAAAAATTTTTTGAGTTTAATTTACTTATCATTAATAAAATATGTAATCTAAATAACTATATATACTTTTAAAAAAAGGTATCTTTAATCAATTTATTAAAAAAAATTTTTAGTGTATGATTATATATTTATATTCTTAAGTTTTTATGTTGTTTTTAAATAATTTAATAATTTAATTATTTTTTTTATGAAGTAATCTAATAATTTTATATTTAATTAGTAAACATACTTTATAACAATATATAAAGTATATAATATTAAGATAAATATTATAATAAAAATATACATATAAAATATCTGCATTTTAAACATTAAAAAGTATGTATTGTTAATATATTCCAGTCTTATTATAATCCGTAATATTCTATTTTTGTATTTTTTGGTAAACATTTTAAATTACAATTGTATTCTTTATTATATAATTTAATTATTTTTAATGAATTGGGTAAATTACATAATGTATTATCATTAAAATTTACACCTAATACTAATTCTTCTATTCCCTCAGGTAAATAATCTAAATTATGTGCTTTATCATTATCTAATTCTAAATACCTCATAGTGAATGGTAAATCTACTTTTTGATTAAAACGTTTACCAAAAGTTAAATGAGATAAATTTTCAGGTAATTCTACTTTTTGATTAAAATTATCACTAAAAGTTAAATGTGTTAAATTTTCAGGTAATTCTACTTCTTGATTAAAATAATTACAAAAAGTTAAATGGGTTAAATTTTTTGGTAATTCTACTTTTTTATTACAAATCCAAGTTAAATTGATTAAATTTTTTGGAAATTCTACTTTTTGATTAAAATTCAAACCAAAAGTTAAATGTGTTAAATTTTCTGGTAATTCAACTTTTTGATTAAAATTATAACCAAAAGTTAAATGGGTCAAATTTTCAGGTAATTCTACTTTTTGATTAAAATTCAAACCAAAAGTTAAATGTGTTAAATTTTCAGGTAATTCTAATTTTTGATTAAAATTAGATTCAATATATCGATAATCAAGATAACAACCATCATATTTTTCAAATAATTTTTCATTTAACTCATAATTACTAAATATTATTTTGTTATATTGAGATAATAAATTAATATCTATTGGTTTATTATAATAAGGACTAAATATAATTGTATCTTCATTTGTTATATAGTTTAACATAATTAAACAGATGTATTCTGTAGATTATTTTGTATTTTTATCAACTTTTTTAAATTAATAATTGGATTAAATAATTTAAAAATAATAAATTATAATTTATTATAATTCATAATATTCTATTTTTGTGTTTTTTGGTAAACATTTTAAATTACCATTGTATCCTTTATATAATTTAATTATTTTTAATGAATTGGGTAAATTACATAATGTATCATCATTAAAATCTACACCTAATACTAATTCTTCTATTCCCTCAGGTAAATAATCTAAATTATGTGCTTTATCATTATCTAATTCTAAATACCTCATAGTGAATGGTAAATCTACTTTTTGATTAAAATAATATCCAAAAGTTAAATGAGATAAATTTTCAGGTAATTCTACTTTTTGATTAAAATTATTACCAAAAGTTAAATGTGTTAAATTTTCTGGTAATACTACTTTTTGATTAAAATTATTACCAAAAGTTAAATGTGTTAAATTTTCTGGTAATACTACTTTTTGATTAAAATGAAAACCAAAAGTTAAATGTGTTAAATTTTTGGATAATTCTACTTTTTGATTAAAATACCAACCAAAAGTTAAATTAGTTAAATTTTTTGGTAATTCCACTTCTTGATTAAAACTCATACCAAAAGTTAAATGTGTTAAATTTTCTGGTAATTCGACTTTCTTATTAAAATGACTATCACAAACAAAAGTTAAATGTGTTAAATTTTCAGGTAATTCTACTTTTTGATTAAAATTATAACCAAAAGTTAAATGTGTTAAATTTTCTGGTAATTCTACTTCTTGATTAAAATTATTACCAAAAGTTAAATGTGTTAAATTTTCATGTAATTCTACTTTTTGATTAAAATACCAACCAAAAGTTAAATTAGTTAATTTTTTTGGTAATTCTACTTCTTGATTAAAACTCAAACCAAAAGTTAAATGTGTTAAATTTTCTGGTAATTCTACTTTTTTATTACAATTCCAAGTTAAATTGATTAAATTTTTTAGAAATTCTACTTTTTGATTAAACAGCCAACCAAAAGTTAAATGTGTTAAATTTTCTTGTAATTCTACTTTTTGATTAAAATCATTACCAAAAGTTAAATGAGTTAAATTATCTGGTAATTCTACTTTTTGATTAAAATCATTACCAAAAGTTAAATGTGTTAAATTTTCAGGTAATTCTACTTTTTTATTAAATCTAGAACCAAAAGTTAAATGGGTCAAATTTTCAGGTAATTCTACTTTTTTATTAAATCTAGAACCAAAAGTTAAATGGATTAAATTTTTTGGTAATTCTACTTTTTTGTTACAATTCCAAGTTAAATTGATTAAATTTTTTGGTAATTCTACTTTTTGATTAAACTTACAACCAAAAGTTAAATGTGTTAAATTTTTTGGTAATTCTACTTTTTTATTAAATCTAGAACCAAAAGTTAAATGGGTCAAATTTTCAGGTAATTCTACTTTTTGATTAAAATTATGACCAAAAGTTAAATGTGTTAAATTTTTTGGTAAATAGACTTTTTTATTAAATCTAGAACCAAAAGTTAAATGGGTCAAATTTTCAGGTAATTCTACTTTTTGATTAAAATTCAAACCAAAAGTTAAATGTGTTAAATTTTCAGGTAATTCTAATTTTTGATTAAAATTAGATTCAATATATCG